GCAGCCTTTCCACCGGGAGCCACCAACGATGACGCGGCCGGCGTCTTCAACTCATACCGCGAGGACGTCTGTGCGTACATGTCCCTTGCCACCGGCCAACCAGTTGACTACTTCCGGTCGACTTTGAACGCACACGCGTTCGCCACCGCACTGTGGACTGACAGGCACCTATCGACGACGCTGCCAAACATCATCAACCACTCACTACCGGTTCTGCCGTCGTACTGCCTTGAACTGGGCAACAGCGACATCGGCAATTACGTCGTGCATGCAGACAGGGCCGCGTTCGCTACTTTCACAGCGGACGTCTCGCTCTCAGCACAAGCCACTGACTACGTCCACTGCGTGCAGGCCGACCTGCATGCCAAACAGGGGTTGCGCAACCCGCTACGCTACCTCAGCCCGGCTGGCAACCCCCAAGACGGGTTAGCGCGGCTGGTGTTCGTCGGAGCCCATTCTGACGGATACGTGCGCACTGCTGGCGAGGTGGCACTCCGTGATGGCCGGATCATGCGGGAAGGTGACACTTTGGGTGAATTTGCCTGGGCCCCTGCGTTCGACATTTTAGAGCCTTTCGCTGAGATGCGGACCGTCGAACCGCTCTTGTCATTGTTCCAACCTTCTGGGATCATGCCAAGTTGGGTCTACGGCGCTAGCGTGACTGTGTCGGTGTACCGATTCTCGCCCGTGCGCAAACAGCGGGGTGAATCGGCTCGCCCTGGTCAGTCTCGGCGCGATCGCCACATGTGGTTGCAAGGACAGCGTGCCACATTCGAAGGACCGCGCGGTCCCCAAATCACCGTAGCCAGTGATTTCTATCGCGTCGTTCGCAAACAATCGCAGCACCAAGCTGCTGAGTTCACACTTAGAGTGGACGCGCACGCTGCCAACGCTGCTGCTATCGCGGCGGAAATTCGACGCGTAGGCGCCGATGAAGAATCGGGGTTGCAAGACCAAATTAGGGACTTGCTGATCTTGGTTCGCGGCTGCGAAGCCGCTAAACATTACGCGCTGCTCAACGACAGCGCTTTGCGCTACCTAGACAATAGCGCTGTGCTCGAGGACGCCAAAGCCGGCACCCCCCTCCACGACGTCGGGTTCTGCTTCGTCACACGAGCGGACTTCGACGCGGCAGTCAATGAGCGTGACAGACAGGTGGCCGCGAGCAAGAGCGACGCCCACTCACCAAAGCTGATGCTCCGCTTTGGATACGCACGCCACGCCCGCATCTGGGACGCGCGCGTATACGGGCGTGAACTCGACGCCCTCAGCTCAAACGCGTCGTTGGTCCTGGATACGATGATCAGCGTCGCTAACGCCGACCGTAGCTCCGACGGAGCTTCCTTCCTAGCGCAGGCCATGACGCACGTGGCCACCGCGCTCCCATCTCTCGTCCCCGCGGCCCCAACCAACGATGATTCACGCTTCGACGTGGGTTTGACATCCGGCCAGCGGTTGATGCAAGGCTTGAAAGTCATGGCTCGAACACGCGCCTCAGAGGCGCCACAGGGCGACGAGAAAGACGAAGCACAGCCGTCT